CCAAAAAGTATTAAATCTACCTAATTTCGACTGGGTTGTGTTCACAGAAATCACAGGTATTACACCTAGCGAGCCGGAAAAAGAAAAAACAACCAACCCTAAAGAGATAGTTATCGACGGTGCTACTGATGAATAAGTTGAGAGAACAAATAGAAGTTCACGTCAGAGATGCTATGGGCGATATGCCGACCCCACACATGGTAGAGTGGCACACTGATGTATTTATGCAGGTTATAACTGATGAAGTTGAGCGTCGTATCGCAGAACTAAAGGAGAGAGATGATGAGTAAACCATATTCGCAACCTGGCGAAAAAGGTACAGACACCAATCAAGCTAGTGAGCTATTCGAGCTATGTAAGGAAGTGGCAAAGCGTACTGATTGGCTTTGTGATGAAGATGCGTCAGACTTCTATTTCTACTGGGAGGCGAACGAGGGAGGTGATTTCTCTATCCGGTACAGGAATGAATGCCCGTATTACTCAAAGGATGAGTACTACCCTCTCTACACCTCCGACTACCTACTAGAGAGGCTGCAACCTTTCAAAACAGAAGCCAGAGGAAATCGTGGCGACATGATGCCAGTAAACGCTTTTGTATTTGTCAGGAGAGAGAGCAAAAACGAGTTCAGAGCAGGGCATAGATACAACCTTAACGGTGCAAAGTATAGCGACGGAATATACGCCGACACCCCGCTCAAAGCCCTCCTAAAACTAACAATAGCCCTCTCAGAGGCAGGAGAATTAAAATGACCAATCAAGCTAGTGAAGAACCAATGAGTAATGAACCTAGTAAGGAGATACCGTTAAATACAGTTATTTGTGGTGATTGCTTAGAAGTGATGAAAGATATATCTGATAACTCTGTAGATTTGATTATTACTTCACCACCCTATAATTTGGGAAATGACCATCATACAGGCAATATAAAACACAACCCATACGACGACGACCTACCCGAAGATGAGTATCAACAACAGCAGATTGATGTGCTTAATGAGTTATATCGCATAACCAAAGACAGTTGTTTTTATAATCACAAGAACCGAATTAAAAAAGGAAAGATGATTACGCCTTATGAGTGGTTGTTAAAAACTAACTGGACTATTAAACAAGAATTAGTTTGGTTTAATAGGTCGCAGAACTTTGACAAGATACGGTTCTACCCAATGACCGAGAGAGTTTATTGGTTGGTCAAAGATAATACATCTTTCTACAACCATATCAATCATCACGATTTATTCCAATGGCAACCAGAGGGAACTAATAAGCACCACACAAGGGCATTTCCTGAAAGTATGGTGAGGGACTTGATTGCCTGTTTCCCAGACGCACAAACGGTATTAGACCCTTATATGGGTAGTGGAACTGTGGCAAGAGTCTGTGCAGATTTAGGTAAGAACTTTATCGGTATAGAAGTCAACCAAGAATACTGTGATATAGCAAATGAAAGATTAAAACAAGGAGTATTGTTATGAGTAATGTAGATGATAATATAGATAAAATACTAAAAGATTACAGGGATGTATTAACTCAGCAAATGGGTCTTATATTAAGTGGCAAACACCGACTTGATATAAAAACGGCAGATAAAAGGCTCATTGACGAACCCATTGAAAAACTTGCTGAGTTATTAGACCAAAAGGTAAAAGAACGAGAGCAAGTTCTTATAAAAAAACTAACTAGAGTATTAGAACTACACAATGTTGGTGGAAATATAAAAACACAGCGTATCGAAAGTGAGTTTATCAACCAATTAACTAATAAGGGGAATAAATAATGTACCGCTACAAACTAATACTACTAAAACCATTCAAAGCAATAATCAACTGGTACAAATCAATCACGGATCATAAATAACCTTGCATAAACATACACGATATAGTATAATGAAACCATCAATAACATAGGAAGGATTGACGTGGAAATGATACAAATCTATACCAACAAAATGACAACTGAACCGGAAGATAGAGACCAGTTGTTAGTAACTATCAATAATGTAAGCGTGGATGATATAGTACCACAGTTTACGGCCAATGACTTATTAAAAGCCATTGATAGTCATTATGGTACATCAGTAATAGCCGAGTGGTTGGCTGATGGGTGCGACGAAGAATGAATATCACTAAGAAACAGAAGTTAGTGCTGGACGCCATAAAAAGGTGTCCGGCCGCAGCTAATGACGAAGCCTTATTGTTAGAACAAGTCTGGCATTGGTGTACACAATACTGGAATTTATTTGTAAGAAAGTGAAGGGGGGCAAATAATACATTATTGACAGGTACTGGTATAAGGGTGTATGATATCACTATGAAAAAGATATTGTTAGAGAACACTGGCAACTATACATTGGTAGATAATGAGGATTACGATAAGGTAATATCATTTGGAAAGTGGCACGAAAACGATAGTGGGTATGCCGTAAAAAGAGGTAAACTATGTGGCAAATCGAGAACTATTAGGTTGCATAGAGTAGTGGCTGACCCACCGAAACGTGTCGAGGTAGACCATATAAATGGTGATAGGCTCGACAATCGCAAGAGCAACTTACGGGTAGTCTCACGGGCTATCAACGCTTGGAACACGGCTCACAATAATAGGCGGATATATGATAAAGGTTTACCTACTGGCATAGCCTGGGACAACACAAGAGGAAAATATATAGCAACCAGGATCACTAGGAAACGATTCGACACATTAAAAGATGCAATTGCATACCAAAAGGAAAGCGAATTATACGAGCATGAACATAGGAGAATGAAAAAGGGTTTACCTACTGGCGTGTTCCAAAACAAAACTATGCGCAAATATCAAGCAAGAATAAGAATTAACGGTGAAAGAATATATTTAGGTTGTTTTACCACAATAGAGGAAGCAGAAAAAGCTTATCTCGAAAGAAAGAGAGGATAGTTATATTTCAGGAACAAAAATTGGTGGGTTGAAAGTAAAAGCTAAACTATTAGCTAAAGACCCAGATTACTACAAAAAGATAGCACTAAAATCACAGGTAGCTTGGGATAAAAACGGCCGAAAACCAAGAGGGTTCGCCTGTAATCCAGAACGAGCGAAAGTTGCTGGAGCTATCGGTGGCACTAAATCACGCCGCAAAAAGCGAGTATAATAGAATTGTTGCCCTAATGTTCATAACGGTAGCACCTGTCGTTGGCAACACCATAATTTAAAAGAGGATAACATATTTGTAAACTGTACTTTGAATATGACAAGACACTAAAGCAAATCAAAAAAGAATTGAAGAAAAGGACTATAAGTGAGCGAAGAAACCATAAAATTACTAAAAAAAATAGTAGACGAGTCAACAAGCAATAACGTCTAATTGGATACAGAAAATAATTTTACGAAACCTAAAATAACCATGAACTGGTTGCAGAAGTTTATATTGAGAAGATTGATTAAAAAATGAAAGGGTTGATATGGTAATTATTTGGCTGATCATATGGGCAATATTCGGCTTTCAATTATCAGCTGGTTGGTTTATTGCTTTAATTATATGTGCATTGCTTGAAAGTAAATAAAGTGGTAAAATATACGCAATGAACGCTTTACGAAAGAAACACAACAGGGTTAAGCGACGAATTGAACTCGGAGCGAGTAAAGCTGGCGATAAAGACAAACTAATTAAACTAAGGGCGGCACTAGGTTATGACAAAAGATAATTCAACAATCTATACAGATGATTTGTTTGATTATATCTGTTCAGAACTTGCAGACGGTAAAAGCCTAAAGAGAATATGCGAACAAAAGGGTATGCCTGATAAAGCTACTTTCTATAGGTGGATAAATGGAGACCCAATTCTTTGCGACAAATACGCGCGCGCGAAAGATGATAGTGCCGACGCTCTCTCTGAAGATATACAGAACATCGCTGACGATGTCTTAAGTGGTAAATACGAGGCTAACAACGCCAGAGTGGCTATAGACGCTAAGAAGTGGATAGCTAGTAAGTTAAAGCCTAAAAAGTACGGCGATAAGATTGATATGACTACTAACGGCAAAGACTTACCGACGCCAATACTTAGTGCAATGAGCCGAACTAATATCAACGATGATATAATTGAGCAATAGAAGTGCCAGAAAATACGGCATTATATAAAACAAAGCTAACAGATACCGTATCTTATAAACTTAACGTCATAAATTAGATAAAATGAAATATATAGCAACTACAGCCACTAAAAAGCTAATAAAACTCCAAAAGCGTATCAAAGGCGTAGCAGGTGGAACATCAGCCGGTAAAACTATTTCAATCATTCAAATACTCATAGACAAATCACAGTCTGACAAGAAGCCAACCCTTACTTCAATAATGAGTGAATCAATGCCACATCTAAAAAGAGGTTGCATAAGAGATTTCTTAGACATTATGGAAGATACTGGATATTTTAAGCCTGAGTTGTGGAACAAAACAGACTTTACATATACATTTGAGACCGGAAGTAAAATAGAGTTCTTCTCGCTAGACATGCCCCATAAGGTTCGTGGCCCTCGTCGTGATCGTGGCTTTATAAATGAGGCTAACAACATCCCTAAAGAAACATTTGAGCAACTAGAAGTCCGTACAAAAGAAGAAATGTGGCTTGACTGGAATCCAACAAATGAGTTTTACTTTTACACCGACTTAAAAGACAGAGATGATGTTGACTTCATAATCTTAACCTATAAGGATAATGAGGGACTACCTGAATCTATTATGGAGTCAATCGAAGCTAGACAAAACAACAAAGCTTGGTGGCAAGTCTACGGACTAGGGCAATTAGGTGAAG